CGAACCGCTTATGTTTCTGTATTTGAATAGTTTTATTTGGCTGTCTGTTTCAATATCCTCTAATTCGCTATCAAAATGCGACAACGGATAGGCAACGTCACCACCAGCTCCGTGATAGTATATTTGCCCTTTGTAGTATTCAATCCCTCCTGCCTGTTCTATTTGCTTTTTGACCGTTTCGGGATCGGGATTGTAAAGGTCTATAAAGTCAATTTTTGCTTTATCTATTCGCTTTTCAATTTCTCGCCCCCAGTCATTATAGACCGCAATTGAATCGGGCTTTCTGTCCCTGTCAATTCCAATCCTGCAATGGGAAAAGGGAACATGGCTAGAAGTTGTTTCTCTGCCTGTTATGTCGTAATTTTTATGGATAGCAAACCCTCCATGCATTGCGAAATCATAGGCGCATCTTCTAAGTAACTTATCAGCGGTTAATCGGTCGCCATCTACCACCGTTGCGCCTAAAGCAGCATCTGCAAAGCCTGTACCGTTAATGAATTTGAAATAGATGTCAATGCAAGTGATGGCAACGCCTGACCCGTTAACAATGTCCACAACCCTTTGAGGATAAGCGTTGTCAATATCGTAGTTGATAATGCCTAAAGACTTGTCGTCCCTACGAATTATGCGCTTTTGAATCTTGGCGATGTTGATTCTCATTATTCAGTAACCTTCGTAGTTATAGTTTCAGCAACTTCGCCCGATTGATTATCAGCGTTAACATCCGTTACCTCCTCCGTTACTGTTTTGGTAATTTCGGGCGCAACTGCATTAGGCTTCCTGCCTCTTTTACTCTTTGTCTTTTCAACTCCATCCAATTCGGCAAGTAAAGCCTCGCCATTCACAAATGAGCGTGAATGTCCTGAGTTGGATTTTACCATCTCTATTGCCACATCGTCCGTAATGTTTGCGACTGTATAGTGAGCATGGTTAAAGTAAACCAGCGCATTCGGTTTTAATTTGTATTTGCGTTCCATTGTCATCAATTTTAACTGTGTTTCGGTTAACCCCTTCAATTCAAATAAGGCATCTAGTATGCAATTATGGCAAGTGCCAACACCTACCTTTTTGCCAGTTAATTGGAAGTGTACTTGAAGAAATTTTACAACCGTTGGGTGCTGCCTATCAATTTGGCCTTTAGGCACGACAATTAAAGGGCTAACCTCAGCAAGTAATTCTTTTAAGTCAATCGGTGTCATGCTGCGAAGTTACAAAAAAAAAGCGGTGTCATGTTTCCACGCACACCGCCTTTTTTTATTTCAATTGATTAGATTACACTAAGCCGTTAACCAGCGCAAGAGTAGTAGCATAATCGGTATCCCACAATGTGTGCGGCAAACTTGAAGGGCGGCTAATTTCATCGTTGCGAATCAAAAGGTTGTATGCACCTTGTGTTTCAGCATCGGCCAAAATACGCTCAAGTTCTTGCAACCGCAGTCCTGTTTCAAGACCGTAGATTTCAAAAGCTGAATTACCATCTAATCCCTTTCTGTTATTCTGAACGATTGCTACAACCAACGCCCCGTCTAATTTGCCCAATTGCAATTTTGCGTCAGGGCTATTGTCAAAGCATTTGAATCTTACCTCGTGGTCGTATCCGTTAACGTAACGGCCTTTAACCATTGCCGAACGTGGCTCATTTGAATTGTTCACACCTTCGTATTCATACCCAACTGCTGGGGCTATGAGTGTGATGTTAGTAACGATTATTGGGTTAACGTTGTCGTATGTAACGTTTCCGTCAATGTCGGCATAGTTCAAAAGGATAAGCCTATCGTTCACACCCCCCGTTGGAGGATAAGCGCAATCGTAGGCAATCCCTGCTGTGATATTATCGCAAATTGGCATGATTTCTTTTGTTAAAGGTTAATACTAATAAGCAACTTGAACCAAGTAGTCTTGCAACACTTTTGCATCTAGGTTAGCACCGAAGTCAAAGTAGGTTTTCTTGTCCTTTTTGTCAACGAATACATCAACTTCTGAAAGCGTACCTTCTTCTTCTGTTCCGAATGCGATGTTAGCCTTAGTGGTCAACAAAGCACGGTGAGGAAGGTAGTAGTTCAACTCACTTGCAGCGTTACGTTGGTAACCTTGTATCATTCTGTCCCAAAAGCTATAAGCGTAAATGGTTACTCCCATGCGCTTAATTACCATTACACCATCTTGGATGTACTCGAATGCTACAGATAGACCGTTGTTTGCACCAGCTTCCAATTCGCGTACATATTGGTCAGCTACTGACTGAGTTACGATAATGATTTTGTCTGCTTTATCACGTAGACGGAAATCAGAATTGAATACCAAGTTTTGAAGCGTGTTAGTCACAACGCGATTAGTAGTATCCGTTGAATTAAACGCTTGCAATGCAAAAGTAGACTGTGCATTTTTGGTAGTCAAGTCGCTTGTTCTGCGAGCAGGAGTTGTGGCAACAATTGCGAACAATTGCTTCCAAATGCCATCGAAAGCATCCCAACGCTTGGCAACGAATCCAGCCGTTACGAATATACCACCACCAGCGGTGTCATCTGCTGCTGTGTCACCAAACCATACAAGGCGGTGGAACATTTCAGCAATAGCATCTTGGTAACGCTCAACAAAGAAAAGAGCAAAGTCAGTATTGCTCAAGTCGCCCTTTTGAACGCCATTCTTCAAACCGTAAACAAAGAAAGTTTCAAGCAAATTGTCGAAACACTCGCTGAAACGGTCATCAATGTAAGCAGGCTCCCAGAACTTTTCTGTGTTTTCAATAGCCGCATCGTTCTCGATTGGAGAACAGCTAGAAGTATCGTGCTTTTGTCCTACCAAACCTGACAAAATTCCAAGAAAAGCGATTTGCTTCTTGGCTTTGATGCCTGTGTAGATAGTAAGGAATTCGGTCATCGCAGGTTTTGCGTACACGTCCTCCATTATCCCTTCTGAAAGGGCTTTTATTTCTTCGCCATTAAAGGCTAAGTCTGCTGGATTAAGGATTGCCATTTGATTTGATTTGTTTGATTGGTTAGTTATTATTTTTTAGCCTTACGAGCTGCAAGGGCTTCTTTGATTGTTGAGTAACTTGAAACCTCTTTTGCAGAATCAACTACTTGCTTTTTGAAAGCAACTTGTTGTGCTGCTGGTTTGTAAGTAGATTGCAATTTTGCCACTTGAGCAAATTCCTTTTGCAATTCAGCAAAGGCAGTTTGTTCTGCTTCGCGTTCTGCCTTCAAAGTAGCCAATTCAGAAGCTAATGCCTCAACATCAACTACCTCTACTTCGATGATTTCGGTAATAACACCACCAACGGTAACTACTTGCAAGCCTTCAAAATTGTGAGTTGCATCGGGTACTGGATTGCCCTCAGCATCAATAACCGAATCGCCAACTTTAGGCATATCTTCCTCAGTCACTACGACTACAGGAACGCCCTCGATTGTGGTTAGATCTAATGATACTGCTTTAACAGGTTTGCCCGCGATAAGCGAAGCGATTTGAATGCGCATTGCTGCGATTTCTTCTTTCAATGTTGCCATGATTTCAGTTGATTGTTTTGGTTTAATTAGGGCAACCGATACGGCTGCATTTGTTACGATTTCAGAAGCGAACCCGAACTCCACACATTGCTCAGGGGTTAACGCTGTTTCTTGTTGCATAAGCAATTCAAGCGAGGTCTTATCCATGCCTGTGGCCTTTGCATAGTTGCTCACCATTTCAGCCTGTGTATGTCCTATTTCAGTAGACATACTTGCCAACTCATCTTTGTTCAAAGCGATGCCGCGCTGAAAAGAGAACATTGGTTGGTGAATAAGGTAGGAAGTTCCTGCCGCTACCTTCCTGCGTTCAATAGGTACGGCCAAGTGAATCTCGGTAGCAATAGAAGCGCATTGAACCTCAGCTAGTGTGTGAACGTTTGGAAGTGATGCGAGGTATTGGGCTATTTTGCGACCTGAGTCCACTGAGCCGCCCTGACTGGTAATATGGCAAGTAATCTTTTCGGCATCTGCATTTCTGCGAACCTGAGATATGACATCTTGTAATTCAACACCGCTAACGTCAACAGAGCCATCTTCTTTATAAGACGAACCGATTTGACCTTCGATGTAGATATGTGCTTCCATGTAGCGGCAAAATTCCACACGGAAAAAGAGGCTTTTACTATTCGTTTTTTGGTGCGCTCATCTTACGCAATGCAACCCAAACTACGTTATCGCTTAAGTCAAATTGGTCTGCTGTTCTTTTGACTGCTTGTGTCTTATTTAATCCAGTTTGTCGATGGGCTAAATAGGTGAGGTAAATATCCTTATCCCTTAGCACCGTCCACGATATAAAGCCGCCCTTAAACAGTTCAAATAATTGGCCGCTTTTGTCAAGTTCT